ACTAGAAAGAAATTAGACGTAGAACTTTCAGGAATGTTGAAATAAATCCTTCGTCCCTCAGGCCAGAAGAATCCATACCAACTATGGTCAAACGGAGTTACGCTTGCATATTGAGAAACGATAGAGTTTACACGAGACGAAAAGAAGTTTAGCGCCGCCTCTGGATCGTTTTCAAACAATGCAGATAACGGAACAATACCCTGCTTTGTAAGAATCCATGTGTCCTGGTTTACCCGCACAAACGAACGATAACCAAGCGGATGACCTATATAGAATCGTGCTACTTGCGTCCAGTTAGCAGCATCAGGAGCGTCGCCGCTATACATGACAATTTCACCTTCAGAGCTGATAGCATAGAAGTATTCAGAAGCAGTAGAAGCAGTTTGATTGGTATATGAACCAGTCCAAAGAAGGTATCCACCACGAGTGAGGTTGTAGGCTAAATCTTCGCTTTTAAGAGTTGGAGCGCCAGAAGTTCCATCTTCGTCTACTTTGCTGTACCAAATCTTTGCAGTGTTCTTTTCTACAAAAATCATGCGCCGTTTATACGAAGCGCAGGTAACAAGATTGCTAAGAGTAACACCCGTATAGGTTACGTTAATTGCTACTCCAGTACCTGTATAAACTTGAGCAGCATCAGCAGCGGAAGCATTAGTAAGATAAATGTTATTGTTAAGAATAGCCCACGAAAACTCGCCGTTTGTATGCGGAGTAGCCTTGGTTATATCCGTTACAACACCGCCAGTAGTTACTGCATAAAGCTTTGTAGCAGTTGCTACAATCAGTACCGTAGTGCCATCTTTCTTTGGCAATCGATACATAAATTGTATCTCGCCACTAATTGTTGCACCTGTAGTTGCTAGCTGTTGATAGCCAAGTCGCACACTAGGAGCACCAGCGCCAGGAAACACGTTTACCAATTCCAACGCATAGTTTGGATCCATCTGGTCAATAGGAGCTACCAGATCCAAGCCGCCGTACGGAGGTGGTATTGTGTAACCTTGCAACGCCATTATCGCCCCATCTGCGCCCGTACAAACTCTTCGAAGCTCATAGGCTGTCCAGGCTTATTCTCAATCTGTGGCTGTTGAGACTGCTCTGGCTGCTGCGCTTGTGGTTGCTCTGGCTGTCTTGGCTGAGTCCACCATGGCGCATTTTGCGGAGGTAAGTACCAGGGGCGATACGTTCCAGGCTGATAGTTCCAAGGTTGCATACTTGGATTCGTTTGCTGCTCTGGCCGTTGCTTTGCCATAGCCCCAGCGTAATCATAGGCATTTGATCCTGGTGGAAGCTGTGCGGGTTGGCCGATTGAAGTTTGCATAAATCCAGGGTCCGTAAGTGGTCCTTGAGGACGTTGCATAGGATTCATATTCTGTGGCCTTTGTAATTGCCACTCCATTGGAGGCTGCTGACGATTTGGCTGTTGAGGCAGTGCTCGTCCGCTTTGATTAGTAAGCCGTCCACCAGCGTCACGATATACGCCAGGAGAAAGACGTTGAAGACTTTGAGTTAGGCCACCGCCGGTTTGTGGCTTGCTTGGATCTCTTCTAAGTGCTGTCTTGGATCGCATAACTATTTACCCTTTGATTCGGTGTAAAACTTTTCTAAAGCAGAACGTACATTTGAAGATGGCTTAATCACACCCTTATCATTCATATACATTCCAGGTGAAACACGAGCTACTTTTCCTGCCGCTGGACGTGCAACTATTTGTTTTTCAGTTTGTGTTGGTCCCGCAGTCAAGTCACGAGCATTTGACAAATAATAATCGTATTGACCTTGGCTAACTCTATTATCTTTTAAGGCTGAGTCTAATTTTTGTTTAACTCCCTCAAACGTAATGCCTTGCTGTTTTGCAAAATGTCTCGCATTCGCTTTAGCTACTTCTGGATTGTCATTAGCATTTGATACTGCTGCCTTTGCATACCAAGCAGAAATATCTGATGCTTTTTGTCCTACGTAGCCATAAGCAGTCGCTAACGCATCTGTCAAACCGACCGCAGGACTCCAAGCATTTGGATTTGCTTCTGCAACTTTATCAATGTTTTTCCATTTCATGTGGCTGCCATCTTTACCAAAATCGTAAAGAGTGCCATCAGCTAACGAGCCTTGTGCTTTATTATCAAGGATACCGTTCTGAGTAAGAACTTTACGAATAGCATCTCTTGTCATTTGTGGTTTCTTTTTAGAACTGCCAGTAACAGCTCCAATCCCGCCAGCAGTTGCCCCTACCAACGCTCCAATTCCAGCGCCAATAGCAGTTCCAACACCAGGCACTACGCTTCCAATCGCACCTCCAACAGCGGCACCTGAAGTCGCCCCGCCAACGATTCCAGTCTGAGTTCGTTGTTGCCCAGCAGCCATATCGCCCATAGCTTGCGCTGTTTGATATCCTCCGTAGGCACCAGCTACCAGATTAAGTCCTGGTATTAAATATCCACCCGCAGCAGAAGAAGCTGCACCTGCCGTACTCGCACCAAGCGCTCCTGATGCTGCAAGGTTGCCAGCCGCAGCAGCACCTGCAATACCCGCCCCAGCTTTATCTCCAGATTTATATGCTTTGTAAGCGCCATACATTTGCGCCAATGCTAATCCACCTTGCGCTACCTGTCCCCAATCTACGGAACCCCAGAAACTTGAATCATTCAACGATTCTGTTGGAACTTGCTGAGTACCGCCAGTAGGTGTCTTAATAGTAGACATACTACCTTGACTGGAAACAACTTCAGGTGTTGCAGCCCCGCCTAAATTAACACTAGAGCCAGAGCCATCGACTGTTGTTGTCGCTGGTGGAACTGATCTAGTTACTCCAATTTTACCGCTTTGATTGTATCCCTGCGAGGGTGATGTGGTTGTTGGCGTTGTTTCATAGCCAAAAGCAGATTTTACATTTGGAAAGCCTCTCGCTGTTTCTGATGCTAACAACGCACCGCCAACTACCCCTGCTGTTTGAGCATATCCAGCCTTTTCAGCTGCTTTCGCTGCGTCATTTTCTCTATCTTTTGGCGTCTTACCTGGACCAAAACGTTCCGTAACAAGCTGATCTACCTGCATTGGGTTAAGACCACGACTGCGAAGGTAGTAAATATAAGCAATGGGATCGTTGTAGGTAATCTCAGGGTCAGGTCTTGGTTGATTGTACTGTGCCATTATATCCACGTCCCAAATACAGCAGTGCCACTTCTTGCAAACAGTTCTGCTCTTGTATGCCCACCAGCGTAAATAATCTTTCCAGGATTATCACGACTGAACTCTTCATGAAGTTGCTGCAAGAACACAGGTTGTACCGTAGACAAACCATGCATTTGAGCAAACTTTTCCATGACACCTTGCTCAACTAACTTTTCGTTGAAGATGCTGACATCAGTATCAGCTAAGAAAGTGTCGTAAACACCATTGTAATAGGTCCAAGTAACACCACCATCTGAAACACTACCGCTGGTGTGGGTTGGTGGTGTAGCTCCCGTAGTTCCACCAAGAGTAGTTTGGTAGTAATTGCCGTTATAAAAGCAGTAGGAATTAGCGGCAAAAAGCGTACTAGCAGTCCACGTTTTAGGTCTTACCGATCTATCGGCTATATACTCAAAAACGATAATGTTACCACTGTTAGTAGCACCAGGAGTTGGAGAAATAAGTAACTCAGTATTAGAAATACCTCTGATTTGGAACCGTTGGTAAACAGTTGTATTAAGCCCAAAACCTCGAATCTCTCCGTATTCTTGTTCGGACATTGGTCCAAGGATTCGCCATCTGGTGGAACTATTCCAAAAAGTTTCATATTGAAACCAAGAAAAAGCGGCAGGCAGACTATAATTAGCCTGCCCACCGACCAACGTAATAGAACCTGACGCATAACACTTAGGCCAAGGGTACGCTTCGAATATGTCTCGATTTACCCTCTGAGTCATAGCCAACAACTGCTTCGTGGTCGTCTCAGTAGAGCCGATAATCGTTGGATCAACTGTGTATCCGCACTCTGCCGCTACGTTAGAAACAATCGTTGCTAAACTCATATCTTCCTTGGTCTACCTCTGCGCTTAGGAGCATCCTCCTCAACTTCATCAAGTGACTCGTCGACCTCAACTTCTTCGACAAGAGATGGTCGAATCACCTCCTTTCGCATTGAACGAAGGTCAGTACCCTCATTCGCCTCTACTCGTTGCATTAACAATTCAAGCTGCTGTTCTAGCTTGGCAGTTCGTTTTTGCTCACGCTCTAGCAACTGTCGTAAACCAACAACATCTGATTGACTTGAACTTGCTGCTTCCAACCAATCTTTAGCGGTTTTAACAAACTTGCTAAGTGGGCCAAGACGACGCTTTACATCGTCATTAGCATCTGCAAGCTGCTCTACTGTCTTAAATCCGAAATGCTGTAGCTCTCGCATAGCGGAGCCATTCATAGGGGGCCATTCTGATAATGGGGTGCCGCTATCTACAGGCTCGTTACCGACTTGGAATGCCGCATAAAGTTCTGGATAATCTGTTATATCCTGCTGCTCGATACGTCTAACGGTTTCATCCCCACCAGGCCATTGAATTGAGATAGATGGGATCTCGTCATAAATAGGACGCCCTGCTGCAAGGCTTTTTTCTCTATTTTCATTATACGCATTAAAGAACTTAACATTAGCGCCTTGGTATCGACGCTTGGGCTGCATTTGCCCATTCATTATCGAGTTCCAATCAATTTGTGCCATA